AAAGCGTAGCTTGGAACTGGAAAGCAGGAGGAACAGCTGTATCAAATACTGATGGCACTATAACAAGTCAAGTATCTGCTAATACAGCAGCAGGATTTAGTATTATTAGCTATACAGGAGCATCAGGAACTGTTGGTCACGGATTAGATTCTGCACCTCAAATGATTATACAAAAATTAACAGGCGGTTCACAAGATTGGTTTGTTTATATTGCACCGGGTGTTATTGACGCTACATCTAATTATTATTATTTGGTTTTAAATTCAAGTGCTGGTAAAGCAACAACAGGTTCAACCCCTCCGACTGCAACAACTTTTAATCCTGTTTCAAGTTCTGGAAATTACATAGCTTACGCTTGGCATTCAGTAGCCGGTTATAGTAAGATAGGAAGTTATATTGGAAACGGAAATAACAATGGAACTGTTGTAGATACTGGATTTACTCCAAGATTTGTAATGATTAAAGCAACTACAACCGATAATGGTGGTGGAAATTGGCTTATATATGATAGTGCAAGAAGCCCTTCAAACCCAAGAAATAAAAGATTATATCCAGATTTAAATATTGCAGAGACAACTTCTTCAAGTTATGATTTAGATTTTTTAACAGGAGCAACAAAAGGATTCCAACCTAAAAATGGAGCAGATTATTATGGATACAATACACTTAGTGTAGAATACATTTATATGGCATTTGCATAATCAAAGATTTAAAAATAACAATACTATGACAATAAAAATTTTAATCGGATTAGTAGTTTTACTGATCGTTATAAATTTAGCCTCAATATGGCTTACAAAAAAAGGTCTAACCAAAGACGAGAACAACAACATGATACCCGACATCTTAGAGAAGAAGTTTGACATGATGAAGGCAGATGTATCAAAAAGAGTTGATCGTGTCGGAGAAGAGCTTAGAGACGTTACTAAGGCAATTAAAGAAGTGGGTAATCAAATCGGAGATGTGCCCAAAGCAATGAAGGGTCAGAATAGATCTGGGAAAAAATTAAATAGGAAATGAATTACGTGCAAGATACCACAGCGGGAGAGATAACAGTAAACTACATTTATGTTGAATCTAAAAAAAATGAATGTGACTGACCTTAAAATCTACGCTCTTACTGTAGGGGCTATAGCTACATCAATGACAAACATTGACGTGGTGCTAAAAATTATAGCTACCGTTGTAGCCATAGGATATACCTTGCATAAATGGTATATAATGTATGGAAAGAATAAGTGAGCATGTATCGTATAAAGAAGGGGTTCGCTCTAATACAGCTACAAGATTAAATATTGATAATACCCCTGACACCTACGCCCTTGGCAACATGACCGCTGTGGCGTATAACGTCTTTGAGCCCCTAAGAAAATGGGTTGGAGGCCCGATAAAAATTAACAGCATGTTCAGGTCTGAAGATTTAAACCGAGCCATTGGCGGAAGTACAAGCAGCCAACACTGCCAAGGCAGAGCAATGGACCTAGATGATACATTCGGACACAAAACAAATGCTGATATGTTTCGGTATATTAAAGCAAACCTTAACTACGATCAGATTATATGGGAGTTTGGTGATGACACTAACCCTGACTGGATACATGTAAGTTATGTTTCAGATAGTGAGAATAGATCTAGATCTTTAAAGGCTATAAAAAAAAATGGTAAAACATCTTATCAAGTGATATGAGTAGAACTAAAAAACCTTTTAAAGAAACACGAGTAGGAAAATTCCTTATCAATAAAGCCCCATCTATTCTAGGAGTCGTTGGTGATGCTTTTTTACCAGGTAATGTTATTTCAGAGCTTATCAGCGGCAACAAAGAACTCTCAGAGGGGGACAAGGCTATAGCCTTAGAAAAGTTAAAAGTAGAGCGGGCAGAAATTGATGGGATAACACGAAGGTGGGTCTCAGACTCCAACAGTCAAAGCTGGCTTGCGAGAAATATTAGGCCCCTAACTTTAGCCGTACTTGTCTGTGCCTATGTAGCTGGATGGTATATGGGTTTAGAAACTGAGGATACGGCAAGCTTAGTCACATGGGTTCTTTGCGGATACTTTGGAGCAAGGACAGCTGATAAGATAGGAATAAAATTTCCCTCCAAAAATAGCTAAACAAATATATTCTTTAATATTTGTATCTTTATTTTTAAATTAAATCAAATCTAATGGATATAAGAAAGATTTCTGTGGGGCCAGATTACAAGTCTGGAGCGATGCACTACTTGGTGGGTCAAGAGATTTTAAACGGTAAATATTTTATACACCTAATACATCAAGACGTTGAAAAGCAGACCATTAAGGTATGGATACAACGTGAAGGAGAAATACTACTATGGAAAGAGTTTGGTTCATATGTTCCAATATCGATAGAATATAATATTAACTTCTGATGAGGTCACCATTTTATTTTATAGTAAAACCTTTAGAAGGTAAACGCTATAACAACACAAAAAATATTGGCGGACTAGATTTTATTATTAGCACTTCAGAAGAAGACCATAAATTTTCAAACAGAAAAGGTGTAGTTCAAGAACTACCATTAAAATATAAAGGCCCAATAGAAATTGGTGATACTCTTCTAGTTCATCACAACGTGTTTAAGTTTTATAACGACATGAAGGGTAGGCAGCAAAGTGGCAAGAGTTATTTTAAAGACGATATGTTTTTTATTGACAACGATCAGTTCTATATGTATAATCATAATGACCAGTGGTATAGCCATGATCGATATTGTTTTGTAAAACCTATCGGAAAGAAAGATTCGTTTATGCTAAAACGGGGCACTGAAGAGCCTCTTATGGGCGAGATGGTTTATCCAAACTCTTATTTACAAAAACAAGGAGTGAGCCCGGGGAGCCAAGTAAGTTTTCAACCTGATAGTGAGTATGAGTTTGAAGTTGACGGAGAAAAGTTATATCGTATGTTTGATCATCAAATAACATTTATACTATGAAGCACATAATGATTGACGATTTTTTAGACAATCCTAATCAATATGTTTTTGACATATTAAAAGGAAAATTTAATGATGTTCAGGATGGAGAGGTTTTGTTCAAAGGGATACAAGTTCGGGGCATGGATGAATTACAATATAAAATAGAGGAAGCATTTCCTAATTATGAAGTTACATTTAATTTTATAAGACAGTCCCCCCTTGATCAAGAAGAACCAAATTTTATCCACACTGATGAAATGATGGGTGATAAAACTATATTGTTATATTTAAATAAAAATCATCCTAAATCTGACGGCACTACACTTTATAATTTTAACAAGGTAGCTGATGATTATGTTCCTATGTGTACTTTTTACGCAAAATATAATCGATTGGTTATATTCGATTCACCTATACCACACTCAAGAAATATTTTCGAAAACTTTGGTGAAGGAGAATATTCTAGGTTAGTTCAAGTAATATTTTTAAAAGAAAAAAAATGAGCTCAGAATTATTAAAAGTTCAGATTATAGAAGCTGGGCGAAAGGCGGTTCAGCAGCTTATAAAAGTTGCTAAAGAAGATATAATAAAGCCAGACCCCCAAGATGATATAGCAGTTGATAAATTAAAAAATGCAGCCGCAACCAAAAAACTTGCAATATTCGATGCTTTTGATATATTAAATAAAATAGATGCCGAACAAGAAAACATTAACATAAGCAAGAACAATGGAGATAAAATCCAATCAAAGCAAGGATTTGCAGAGCGAAGATCAAAATAGATTATTTTACATTGTAAAGAATCTTATTTCTAAAACTGCTTTTACTAACAAGAATAAAGCAAAGTCTTGGATATATGGCTATAGCGAAAAGTATGATATGGTCGTTATATCAAAAACTGGACAGATTGGTGATATAGTAAACATTAATGGTCTTATAATTGCCCTTCCACTAGCACCAGAAGAAATAGAAAAAAACTCAGACATCCTTAATAAGCAGTATTGGGTAAGAAAAGAATTACCCAAACCTTTAACTCGAATTCAATCTATTTTTCAATGGAATGAAATGATAGGGATATTTAAAGATAAGTGGGTTGATTATATAGAAAAAGAATTTGACCGTCGTGATGAAGGCCATTGGTTTTATAACAATGGTAAAAAAACCTATATGACAGGCTCGCACTACATGTACTTGCAGTGGACTAGTATTGATATAGGATATCCGGATTTTAGAGAAGCAAATAGAATATTTTTTATTTTTTGGGAAGCATGCAAAGCTGATAATAGATGCTTTGGGTTGTCTTATTTAAAAATACGTAGGTCAGGATTCTCCTTTATGGGATCATCTGAATGTGTCAACACCGGGACTTTAGTAAAAGACTCTAGGGTTGGTATACTGTCTAAGACGGGTGCTGATGCAAAAAAAATGTTTACCGACAAGGTTGTGCCAATAGCAAATCGCCTACCGTTTTTTTTCAAGCCAATACAAGACGGTATGGATAAGCCAAAGACCGAGCTAGCTTTTCGTATACCTGCATCTAAGATTACTAAAAAAAATATGTATGACACTGTAGATGATGAGCTCTATGGCTTAGATACCACAATTGACTGGAAGAATACAGATGAAAACTCTTATGATGGAGAAAAATTATTGCTTCTAGTACACGACGAAAGCGGTAAATGGATAAAGCCAAATAATATTCTCAACAACTGGAGGGTTACTAAAACATGTTTAAGGTTAGGTAGCAAGATTATAGGTAAGTGTATGATGGGCTCTACATCAAACGCCTTGAGCAAAGGAGGGGATAATTATAAAAAGTTATATGAAGACTCCGATATAGAAACGAGAAATGATAACGGTCAAACTAAGAGTGGTATGTATTCTTTATTTATTCCTATGGAGTGGAACATGGAAGGGTTTATAGATAAATACGGTATGCCAGTATTTTACAAGCCAGAGACAAAAATACTCGGAGTAGATAACGAAATGATAAGCAATGGCGCTATTGACTATTGGAAAGCTGAAGTTGATTCACTCAGTAAAGACGCTGACGCTCTGAATGAATTTTACAGACAATTCCCACGCACAGAATCTCACGCATTTAGAGATGAAAGCAAAACCTCATTATTTAATCTGACTAAAATTTATCAGCAAATTGATTACAATGATTCTTTAATTATTGAGCAGCATGTTACTAGAGGAAAGTTTTATTGGCAAGACGGCATATTAGATTCTAAAGTTATTTTTACTCCTGATCCAAAAGGGAGGTTTAGGGTTTCATGGATGCCAAATAAAAATATTACAAATGTTAAATATAAAAAGTATGGTAACTATGTGCCTATTAATGAACACATTGGGGCATTTGGGTGCGACTCCTATGACATCTCAGGTACTGTAAAAGGCCGAGGGTCTAATGGAGCACTACATGGTTTAACCAAATACAGCATGGAAGAGGCTCCTAGTAATGAGTTTTTTCTAGAGTATGTAGCGAGGCCACAAACAGCTGAGATATTTTTTGAAGAGGTTCTTATGGCTTGTGTCTTTTATAGCATGCCTATTTTAATTGAAAACAATAAACCACGGCTTTTATATCATTTTAAAAACAGGGGGTACAGGGGGTTTTGCATGAACAGGCCAGATAAGCATTTTAATAAACTATCCAAAACTGAAAAAGAGCTCGGGGGTATACCCAATACTTCTGAAGATGTAAAGCAATCACACGCATCAGCGATAGAGTCTTATATAGAAAAACATATAGGTTTAGATTTATCTGGCGCTTATAGGGACGCTTCTGATATGGGAAGTATGAATTTTACAAGGACATTGGATGATTGGGCACGATTCGATATTAATAATAGAACTAAGTTTGATGCTAGTATAAGCACGGGTTTAGCAATTATGGCAAATCAAAAAAACCTATATTTACCTGAACAAAAACAAAACAAAATAAACCTTAACTTTGCAAGGTATACTAATAATGGTAATTATAGTGAATTAATCAAATAGATGGAAGACGTAAAAATTAATATTTCATCTGTAGGTTTTCCAAGTCAGTTTGTATCGGACTCAGAAAAAGCAACCAAGGAATTTGGTTTACAGATAGGACAAGCGATACAATACGAATGGTTTAGAAAAGATTCTAGCGGCTGTAGATACTACGGTCAATGGAGAGAGTTTAATAGATTAAGGCTTTACGCTAGAGGGGAGCAGTCTATTGGTAAATATAAAAACGAGTTGGCCGTAGATGGCGATTTGTCATATTTAAACTTAGATTGGACCCCCGTACCTATCCTTCCTAAATTTGTAGATGTTGTTGTTAACGGAATGCAAGATCGACTTTTTAAAGTCAAGGCTTATGCCCAAGATGCATTGTCTCAAGCCAAAAGAAGCAAGTATCAAGAAATGATAGAAGGGCAAATGGCAGCTAAGGAGCCATTGCAAGTATTACAAAAAAACACTGGGTTTAACCCATTCACGATGGATCCAGATGATTTGCCTGCTTCAGACGAGGAGCTTTCTCTATACATGAATCTTAATTATAAACCTGCCATAGAGATAGCTGAAGAAGAAGCCATCGATACCATGTTCGCTGAAAATCATTATGAGGACACTAGGAAAAGAATAGACTATGACCAGATGGTTGTAGGAGTGGGTATGGCTAAGCACGAGTTCCTTCCAGGGGCTGGTGTTAAAGTATCCTATGTGGATCCAGCAAATGTTGTATATAGTTATACTGAAGATCCGTTCTTTAAAGATTGTTTCTATTGGGGTGAAATTAAAACAGTCTCTTTGACTGAGCTCAATAAGATTGATACTACTCTAACTACAGAGGACCTAGAAAAAATATCACAATATAGCCAAAGCTGGTATGATTATTTTAACACTGCGCAGTCGGCCGAAAACGATATCTTTTATCGTGACACATGCACTCTTATGTATTTTAATTATAAGACCACCAAAAAAATGGTCTATAAGAAAAAAGTAAACGACAATGGTTCTTCACGGATGATAGAAAAGGATGATAGTTTTAATCCTCCGGAAGAAATGCTTGAAGAAGGAAAGTTTGAAAAAATAGAAAAGACTATAGATGTATGGTATGACGGTGTAATGGTTATGGGTACAAATATTATTCTTAAATGGGAGCTCGCAAAGAATATGGTTAGACCTAAGTCATCATCACAGCATGCTATGCCTAACTATGTGGCAGCTGCTCCTAGAATGTATAAAGGAGTTATTGAATCTTTAGTAAGAAGAATGATACCCTTTGCTGATCTTATTCAAATGACTCATTTAAAATTACAACAAGTAATTGCAAGGGTTGTACCTGATGGGGTATATATTGACGCCGATGGTTTAAATGAAGTAGACCTTGGAACGGGCGCTGCTTATAATCCAGAGGATGCGCTGAGGTTATACTTCCAAACTGGTAGTGTGATAGGAAGAAGCTACACTCAAGAAGGAGAATACAATCAAGGTAAAGTCCCTATACAACAACTAACGAGTAATTCAGGCGCTTCAAAAACACAGATGCTTATAGCTAACTATAATCATTATTTAAATATGATTCGTTCTGTAACGGGGTTAAATGAAGCAAGAGATGGGTCTACCCCTAATTCAGATGCGCTAGTGGGTGTACAAAAACTAGCAGCACTTAGCTCTAACACAGCTACCCGACATATATTAGACGGAAGTCTTTACATATATCGTACGTTAGCCGAAGCGTTAACGTATAGGGTGGCTGATGTATTAGAATATTCTGATTTTAAAGAAGACTTTATAAATAAAATAGGCAAGTATAACGTTAGTATACTAGGGGAAATCTCTGAGTTATATATTTATGACTTTGGCGTATTTATAGAACTTTCTCCAGATGAAGAGCAAAAGGCTATGCTTGAGCAGAATATACAAATGGCTTTATCAAAAGGTGATATAAACCTAGAAGACGCTATCGATATACGAGAAATTAAAAATCTAAAACTTGCTAATCAACTTCTTAAAGTAAAACGAAAGGCGAAACAAGAGCAAGAAGAAAAGCAGGAGATGCAAAAACAAGCCATGATTTCTCAGCAACAAATTAAATCTCAAGAGTTGGCAGCACAAGTAGCGATGCAAACAATTGAATTGGAAACTCAAGGTAAGCTTAAGTATAAGCAAGGCGAAATGCAACTAGAAATAGAGCGAAATAAAGTAGAGGCGCAGCTAAAAAGTCAGTTAATGGAACAGGAGTTTAATTATAATCTTCGATTAAGACAAATGGATGGGATGGCTTTATCTGATAGAGAAACTTCACGAGAAGATGCAAAAAGTCAAAGAATAAGCCAGCAAAACTCAGAGCAATCTAAATTAATAACGCAACGCAAAAATAATCTTCCTCCTCAAAACTTTGAGTCAAATGAAGATAGTTTAGATGGTTTTGACTTGTCTGAGTTTTCGCCTAGATAGTGCCAAAAACGTATATATATTTTATATAACTTTGTAATACATAAAATTTAATCTAAATCAAATGGGAATTAAAGTAAGAGAATTAACTGATGTTCAAGAAAAATCAGTACAAGAGGTTGAGCAAGAACTTTTAGATAAGCATGATGCCCAGCAAGAATTAAAGTTTGAAGACACTAATGTTAAAGTGTCAGAACATAAGCCAGAGTTATCAAAAGCCGAGGCAAAGACCGAAGAGGTACAAGAGACGGTAAGCGAAGAAAAACCTGAGCTTATTGAAAATGAAATTACTTCTCCTGAGTTATCAGAAGAAGACGTTCTTTCATTTATTGGAAAAAGATATGGTAAGCAAATTAATTCTATAGATGAATTAGTTGAAGCAAAATCTGAGGCTCCAGAGATGCCAGAAGATATTGCGGCTTACTTTAAGTATAAAAAAGATACAGGAAGAAGCATCGAGGATTTTGTTAAGTTACAAAAAGATTACTCCGATGTAAATCCTGATACTTTGGTAAAAGAGTATTTAACAATTACTGAAGAAGGTTTAGACTCCGAAGACATAGAATCATTAATGGAAGACTATGTGTATGACGAGGACCTAGATGATGATTCGGTAATTAAGAAGACTAAATTAGCAAAGAAAAAAGTTATTGCTAAAGCAAAAAGATTCTTTAAGGAACAGCAAGAACAATACAAGTTGCCCCTTGAGTCAAGGGAAAACTCGTTCGGAGATTCTGAAGAATACCAAGCTTATAAGCAATATGTGAATACGGCTCAAAGTCAACAGGAAGAGGCTAATCGAAAAAGAGAATGGTTTATCAAAAAAAGTGATGAAGTATTTGGATCAGAATTTAAAGGTTTTAAATTCAATTTAGATCAAAGCGATATATTCTTTACTCCTGGGAGTGCTTCTGAATTAAAGAAAGCTCAAGAGACGCCAATGAATTTTGTAAATAAGTTTATTGACGACAAAGGACTTTTAAATGATCCAGAAGGATACCACAGATCTTTAGCTATAGCAATGAATCCAGAAAAGTTTGCTCAGTTTTTTTATGAGCAAGGTAAGTCTAGTGCCACAGAAGATGTAATGCGTAAAACCAAAAATATAAATATGACGGAGCGCAATACACCTGAGTCGGTTGCTAAATCAGGATTCCAAGTTAAATCAATCTCAACCCCTTCAAGTAATGGGCTGAGAATTAAAAGTGTAAAAAGAACTTAATATTAATTAAAATTTATTATCATGGCAGGACAAGTTAATTCCACACCAACTTTTGCGCTAACGCCGAGTTCAGAAAGAACTCCTACAGCACAAAACTATCTAACCAATGCAGATTTCAATTGGTTAAATCAATATTTACCAGACACTTACGAAAAAGAATTCGAGCGTTATGGTAACAGAACAATCTCTTCATTCCTACGTATGGTAGGTGCTGAGATGCCTACTAACTCTGACCTTATCAAATGGGCTGAGCAAGGTAGATTACATACTAAATACACTCAAGTAGGTTGTGCAGTATCAGCTGCAGCTAACCAAGTTATATTTCAAGTAAATGATGTGTTAGACCCAGCGGCTTCTCAACAAGTTATTCGTGTTGGTCAGACATTAGTTATTGTAAAAAATGACGGATCTGGATCTAACAAAGCAGTTGTAAGCGCTGTTGACAATGCTGCTGGTGCACGAGGTCGATTTACAGCTGACTTCTATGAAGCTGCTGGATTTACTGGAGGAACATTAGTAACAAATGCTGATGTTACTGTATTTATTTACGGATCAGAATTTAGAAAAGGAACAGCAGGAATGCAAGGTTCTCTTGAATCAAATGATTTCATATTTGACAACAAGCCTATTATTATCAAAGATACTTACAATGTTTCTGGATCTGATATGGCTCAAATTGGATGGATTGAAATTACAACTGAAGACGGCGGAACTGGATACCTGTGGTATCTAAAATCAGAGCATGAAACAAGACTACGTTTTGATGATTTCTTAGAAACAGCAATGATTGAAGCTGTACCTGCAGAACAAGGTTCAGGAGCAGATACCATCTTAGGTGGAACAAATGCTGGAGCTGGAGAAACAGGAGCTGGATCAGATGGTATTTTTTACAGTGTACAACAAAGAGGTAATATCTGGGACGGTGGAAACCCAACAGTATTAGCTGACTTTGACAATGTAATTAGTCGTCTAGACAAGCAAGGAGCAATTGAAGAAAACGTATTATTCGTTGACAGACAATTTGCTTTTGATATCGATGATATGTTAGCTGCACAAAACTCTTACGGAGCAGGTGGTACTTCATATGGTCTTTTTGACAATGACGAAGAGATGGCGTTAAACTTAGGTTTCTCAGGATTCCGTAGAGGTTATGACTTCTATAAGACTGACTGGAAATACTTAAATGACCCAACTATGAGAGGTGGGCTTCCAACAGGAGCAGGATCAGGACGTGTAAACGGACTACTTGTACCCGCTGGATCAACTAGTGTTTATGACCAAGTACTTGGTAAAAACGCTAAGAGACCTTTCTTACATGTTAGATATAGAGCTTCTGAAACAGAAGACAGACGTTACAAGACTTGGATTACTGGTTCAGCTGGTGGTGCAATGACAAGTGATGTTGATAACATGCAAGTAAACTTCTTGTCAGAAAGAGCTGTTTGTACTTTAGGTGCTAACAACTTCTTTATCTTCCAAGAGTAATACACTACTTTAAGGGGGCGTAAAAACCCCCTTTTTTTTATATAAAATTTAAATCTAATCAAATGAAAACTACTAGTAAATACGTAGATAAAATCTACAAACTCACGCGCGACACTGCGCCATTATCCTTAATCCTAGCATCAAGACATACCCAACGATTTCCTCTTTTGTGGTTTGATGAAGAGACAGGAACAAACAAAGCTTTACGATATGCAAGAAATCAGAACTCTCCCTTTCAGGAGGAGCAAGATAATAATGCAATATTAGAGCCTATAGTATTTGAAAACGGCTTTTTAACTGTGCGTAAAGAAAATCAAGTATTACAAAAATTTTTATCGTATCACCCAGGTAACGGAAGGGTATATGTTGAAGTTGATAAGGCAAAAGATGCAGCACAAATTGTTCAAGAGCTTAACGATGAGGTTGATGCTTTAATCGAAGCACGTCAACTATCGGTAGACGAAGTAGAAAATGTAGGTAGAGTATTGTTTCAGAATGATATTACTACTATATCAACAGCAGAACTGCGTAGAGATATATTAGTGTTTGCAAAAAACCAACCTAAAGATTTTTTATTATTATTAAAAGACCCAGCGTTAAAATTAAACGCATCTATTCAATTATTTTTGGATAAAGGAATAATACAATATAGAAATCAAAATAAAGAAGTGTTTTATAACACACCTTCAAATAAAAAGAAAATGCTAAACATACCTTATGGTGAAGATGCTATTTACATAATAGCCTCTTATTTTCAAACGGATGATGGCATAGATGCTCTAAAGCATTTATCAGGTTTGGCAAAGAACATGTAGAGACAAAGCCAGTGAGAAATCGCTGGTTTTTTTATTGTATCTTTAACTTTTATTAACTCATAAATTATTATTATTATGAATAAATACCTAAGTGTACCGGTTACAAATGAAGGAAGCCAATTGGTTCCTGTAACAAATGTAAAGTTAATTGAGGTTGGAAACGCGGCAGGTCCGGGTGCTAACCCAACAACAACGACAACTATTTTTTATGGTTCTTCAAAGACTATAGAATTTACGCATGCTGCAGTGCCAGCAAACTCAACTATATTTAGAAACTTTTTGCAGTCAGAAATGACAACTGCTCTTAGTACTTCATGGACAAATGTGAGTATGGATATTGAACCTGCATTTGCAGTATCTAATATAGACATAGCGTAACATTATTATTAACTCATAAATTATTATTATTATGGAAAAATTTTTAAGCATTCCGGTGTTAGACGCTGGAGGAACATTAAATCAGGATCAATTGGTATCTAGTTCAAATATTGTAACTATTGGTCAAACAACAACTACGGCTGTTGCAATAACTTACTTAGATGGTAAGATAGTAACTCTTACATGGCCAACTGCGTATGCATCGCCTATTTTAGAGGTATCAGTTCAAAATGCAGTAACCAGTGCATTGGAATCAGGATGGACATCCGTGACTTCGGATTATCTTCCAAAAGGAGCAACAGTTGCTCAAAAAACTGGAATAGTGTCTAACCCCTTGAGTACAATAGTATACTCTTAAAATGATGTCAACAATGGAAAAATTTATAAACTTTAAACAACTTAATGTTGTTAAAACAGGAACGTCAACTGCTAATGGAGCAGCAGGATTGACATTAACAGATTCTAGTGGAACTTTTACCCAAAGTGTTTTACCTAATGCAATTGTATGGGATAGAGCAACAAATGCTGGTACTGGAGGAGAAATGTATACAGTTGTTTCAGTTGATTCTGACACACAGTTAACCTTACTAGCTATAGGAGCCACGGCTAGTAGAGGGGGCGGAGTTCCAGATGCAACGGCATACTTTATTTATATGCCTGAAAATACAGTTAAACAAAGCGGAACTGCAGATGGTACGGGCACATATCAGCTAATTGACTCAACAGTCAATTTCGTTACGGCTGGTGTTAAAGTAGGCGATTCAGCTTATGATATAACAGGCGGGTCAACCGCATTGGTTACTAAGGTAACGGGGACTACTTTAACTGTAGACGCTGATATTTTTGTCGGAGGTGATGTATACATGGTTTACAGAAAGGTATCTGACAATCATGACAAAATGATGAGATCAGCAGATTTAGGATTTATTGAAAATACATCTACAAATAATCTGAATTCAGAGCTTAAAATAACTTACGGCGATAAGTCTGCAACACAGATGTTATTGACCTATGCATTTACAGCTGCAACCGGAAGTAATGAGGACATGAGAAATGGTGTACAAAATGCAGTAGTTGCATCTTTGCAGACCGCGTGGTCTAATGTATCTTTTAATTTCCCAGGGGTTTTAAATAAAGAAGTAACAGCTGGAAACGATAACAATGGCGTACTAGCGGGACAGAACTTTTTTATCTTAAGATTTCAAAAAGTGTAATAAATAATTGTTATTAATCCAATAATTCAAAGAGGGGTCAACAAAAATTGACCTCTTTTTTTTTTGCTTATCTTTGTGTAAAAGAATAACAATGATAAATTCTGTACGTAATACAGTTTTAGCGATTATTAACAAGAATAATTACGGGTATTTATCTCCCAATGATTTTAACTTGTTTGCTAAACAAGCCCAATTAGATTTATTTGACGAGTATTTTTTTCAATACAATCAACAGATTAATGAAGAAAATGCTAGACTATCTGGCACAGGATATGCAGATTTAAAAAAAGGATACGAAGAAGTAATTGATTATTTTTCAGTTACACAAGATTTAACTCAAAGTGCGGCAAACAGTTATTTTTTGCCATCAGCAGCAACAACAGGTTCTGATTATTATCTTATCAATGAGATAAGATGTTCTAGTCTA